AATACTTACAGCAGTAAATGTTGTGACGGAAGTTTGCAAGCTCAAGGCATTGGAAACATAACTAAAACGTCAGAATAAAAATAAAGTTGCAAAAAAATATAACAGTTAACGTTTTCAAACGTTTATAGGTATATACTCAAATTATGAAAGCAAACGACATACTAAACAAAATAAAAAATATTGTTGGTGAAAAAGTTGAACTTTCTGAAAACAAAATAGAAATGGCTGAGGTTACTTTAGAAAATGGAACTGTACTTGTTGCAGAATCGTTTGAAGCTGGTAATTCAATATTTATTAAAACAGAAGATGAGCAGATTGCTTTACCTGTTGGTGAATATGAGTTAGAAGGTGGTAAAGTTTTAGCTGTTGTTGAAGAAGGTTTAATTGACAGTATTAAAGAAGCTGCTGAAGAAGAAGCAGTTGAAGAAGAACTTTCTGAAGAGTCTGAAGAAGTTAAAGAAACTGAATTAGAAGAAGAAGAAAAAGAAGAAATGAACTACGTTACTAAAGAGGAATTTGCATCTGCTGTTGAAGAAATCAAAGCAATGATAGACGAAAAACTTGGTAGCAAAGAAGAAATGAAGGAAGAAGCACAAGAAGAAGTTAAAGAAGAAAAAGAAGAACTTTCTGCTGTTGCTCCTGAACCTGTAAAACATAATCCTGAAGCTGAAGTTGATAATAAACTAAATTTTAAAATTTCTGAAAACAGAATTAAAACAACTAAAGACAGGGTTTTTGATAAAATTTTTAACAATAATTAAATAAAATAAAATGGCAAATAGTTTAAATAGTTTAACTACTACATACGCTGGAGAGTTTGCGGGTAAATATTTATCTGCTGCTTTATTATCAGCTAACACAATTGACAAAGGCGGAATAGAAGTGAAGCCGAACATTAAGTATAAATCAGTAATGAAAAAAGTTGCAACTGGTGCTGTGATAGCAGATGCAAGTTGTGATTTTACAAAGACTGACGATGCAGTAACAATAACTGAAAGAATCCTACAACCGAAAGAATTTCAAGTAAATATGGAATTTTGCAAAAAAGATTTTTCACAGGATTTTGAAGCGATTCAAATGGGATATTCTGCATTTGATAATATGCCACCTCTATTTACTGACTACATCATAGGTCACGTTGCTGGAATGGTTGCAGAGAAAACAGAGCAGACTATTTGGGAAGGTGTTGATGGTAGCGGTCAATTTGATGGCTTGGCAACTTTAGCTTTAGCTGATACTGATGTTCTTGACGTAACTGGAACAACTGTTGATGCTGCTAATGTTGTTGCTGAATTAGGTAAAATTGTAGATAGTATACCAGCTTCACTTTATGGAAAAGAAGATGTACACATTTACATTTCACAAAACATAGCAAGAGCTTACGTGAGAGCATTAGGTGGATTCGCTGCTACTAATAGCGGTGTAAACGCTCAGTCTCATATGTGGTACGGAGATGGCGCACTTTCTTTTGATGGTGTTAAATTATTCGTTGCAAATGGTCTTAATGACAATACTGCAATGGCTGCTCAGAAATCTAACTTATTCTTTGGAACTGGTTTACTTTCTGACATGAACGAAGTGAAATTGATAGACATGGCGGACATTGACGGATCACAGAACGTTAGAGTTGTAATGAGATATACAGCTGGTGTTCAATACGGAATCGGTTCTGATATTGTACTTTACCACGTTTAAGAAATAAAATAATAATTAGGGAGCTGAAATGCTCCCTTAATTTAAAACAATAACAAATGGCTTGCGATTTAACACAAGGAAGAAAAGTACCATGCAAAGACGTAATTGGCGGCATAGTTAGAGTTTACTTCATTGATTATGGAGGCTTAGGAGCTGTGACTAAGGTTGACGATGAAATTACTGTACTTGCTGGAACTTTTGACGCTTATCAATACGATTTAAAAGGCACTAACAGTTTAGAAACTGCTATTACCTCAAGTAGAGAGAATGGAACAACATTCTTCGAAGAAACATTAACTTTAACTTTACCTAAGTTGTCTAAAGAAGACAATAAGGAATTAAAACTCATGGCTTACGGAAGACCTCACATCGTTGTTGAGGACAGAAATGGCAATTGTATGTTAGCTGGCTTAGAACACGGTATGGATGTTACAGGCGGTAGTATAGCAACTGGAACAAATTTTGGAGATTTAAGTGGTTATTCATTAACATTAACTGGTCAAGAGCTTGAACCAGCTAATTTTATTGCTGGAGCTGTTGCTGGAGACCCTTTTGCAAATGCTGCTACAGGAGCAACAATAGTTTTAGGAACTAATAGTTAAAAAAAGACGCGATTAATATAATTGTGTGATTCATAATATATAGTTTGATTGGAGAGGTGGGAGTGATTAACCACCTCTTTTTTTATTTAAAAATATGCAAATACTTACTACAAATGGCACACGAATTATTAACTTTATACCAAGAGAAACAATAACTGGTACTAAAACTTATAAATTAGTGATAAAGTCAGAGGCTCAAAATAAAGTTATATTGACAGACGATGCAGCAACATTTTCTGAACTGGATTACTATTACCAATATTCAACGACACAAGCATTAGTTGAAAATAATTACTATACTATTACAATCACCAATACAACAGACAACGCAATAATTTTTAAAGACAAAATGTATTGTTCAGACCAAACACTTTCAGACTATGAAATTTCAAATGGTGTTTATATAGAACAAAGCACAGGAGACAATCAATTTGTACATTATGGATAACTTACACTTAATACAACTTAATCAATACGAACGACCTACTATTACAGAAGAACGTAATAGGAACTATGTATCAATAGGAGATAACAACGATTATTATCAATGTTTGATTGATGCTTTTATGGATAGCACTACAAACAATGCAGTAATTAACGGAATAGTCAACCAGATATATGGCAAAGGGTTAGATGCTACTGATTCAGCTAAAAAGCCTGACCAGTATGCTCAAATGATGAGTTTAGTTAAACCTCACGATTTAAGAAATGTTTGTCAAGATCTTAAGTTATTAGGAGAAGCTGCCTTTCAAATTACTTACAATGGCAATAAGATATCAGCAATAACACATTTTCCAAGAGAAACGTTAAGAGCTGAAAAGATGAATGACAAAGGCGAAATAAAAAACTATTTTTATTCTGCTGACTGGTCTAAGGTTCAAAGAAATACTAAACTAAAAAAGTTTCCTGTTTTTGGTAGTGGTGGACAAAATGAAATTTATATCATTAAAAGATATGTTACTGGTTTTTATTACTATTCACCAGCTGATTATAATACTGCTTATGCAACGCTTGAGAATGAAATTGCTTGTTATTTAATTAACGATACTCAAAACGGATTTAGCGGAACTAAAGTTGTCAATTTTAACAATGGTGTTCCAGATAGAGAAAAGCAACTTGCTATTAAGAATGATGTAATGTCAAAACTAAGCGGAAGTTACGGAGAAAAAACGATAATCGCCTTTAACAATAACGCAGAAAGTGCTACTACTGTTACTGATATACCACTAAACGATGCACCAGCACATTACGAATATTTAAGTACAGAATGTTCAAGGAAAATTATGTTAACTCACAGGGTTACTTCACCATTGCTTTTAGGTTTATCTTCTGCTAACGGTTTTTCAAGTAATGCTGACGAAATAGAGAACGCCTCAAGGCTTTTTAATAACGTAGTAATACAACCATATCAAAACCTTTTAATTGATTGCTTAGACACGATATTAGCAGTAAATGATATTAGTTTAAATCTTTACTTTAAAACTATTGAGCCGCTTGAGTTTATGGATTTAGAAAACGTTGAAGGCGAAGAAGCTGTTGAAGAACAAACTGGCATTAAAGAAGATGATGATGATTTTAGCACAGAGCTTGAAATAATGGCTTCTAAGAGCATTTCAGATGCAGATAGTGATTTACTACTAAATGAAGCGTTAGATACATTAGGTGGCGAAATAATGAATAGTGAAGAATTTGAGATTGTTGATATTAGAGATGTAAGCGAAGATAATATTAGTGAAGAAGATTGGGCTGATAATATGATTGAATTAGCAGCAGCAGTTAAAAGTGATACACCTATTAAAAACGACCCAAACGGATTTTCTACATTAGATAAAAGTTATTATAAAGTTAGATACAAATACAATACAGCAAGTGCAAAAGGCAAAGGCGGTAAAAGCAGAAAGTTTTGCAAAGAAATGATGTCAAGAAGTAAAAGGGGGGTTGTATATAGATTAGAAGATATTGATAAAGCTACAAGACAAATGAATTTTAAAGCTGCTGAGTTACCAATGCACAAAGGTAAAAAGTATGATTTATTTAAGTTTAAAGGTGGCGTATATTGTAGGCATAAATGGCAACAAGTATTGTATAGAATGAAAGTAGATGCTGCTTTAGATGGTAAAAAAGGAAGTAAAGATTTAAAAGATTATGATGTGGTAAAAGAAATACCAAAGAGTTATGAGGCAAAACCGCGAGGGCATAAAGATGCAAA